CGGTGTTTGGGATGGCCTTTCATTGATCGATATTCGAACGCTCACCCGTGTAGAAATTACGGTAACTATTGACGCGATACGTGAACTGATGGCAGCGCATAACGTACCCTTAAAAAATGTATTGGTTGATGAGGATGGTATAGGAGGTGGAGTAAAGGACGTGATGAAGTGCCTCGGTTTTCAGAACGGCAGCAAGGCCACCCAGCCGCAGTATATGAACTTGAAGGCTGAATGCTACTACAAACTCGCTGACCTCATTGAAAAGGGTAAGGTAACGATGCTTGTGAGTGCTGAGTATAAGGATAAGATCGCGGCTGAACTGGATATGATTCGCAGGGAAAATGTGGATAAGGACGGAAAGTTAGCGGTAACGCCAAAGGACAAGTTGAAACTGCGCCACGGTATAAGCCCCGACTATGCTGATATGCTAATGATGCGGGCATACTTCGAGTTAAAGCCAAACTACGGCAAGTATTCCTTTATTTAGAACGCCTCTAAATTAGGCTATTTTGTCAAACTGTGGAAATATTTGTTTACATTTACGGCATAATAATAAACACACAATACGATGGAGAAAATCACTATTGAATTTATTGACCGCGACGGTCAAACTTTGTTTAGCGGGTTCAAGGTTTCGCAAGGTGAAAAGTATGCGGATGGACTTGGATTCGATGAAATGATCGGGCTTTTATCTTGTATGGCTATGCCTACGGAAAGACCTCAGTTGAGATGGCTTAAAACTAAAGAGCAGCACAAGTTTTTTCGTACAAACTACGCTAACTGCACAAGTGATATTAACAACCCAACCCCCACCACCAATGAGCAACACTAACACACAAAGAACGCGCCTTGAATGGTTCTCAATGTTTCCAGAGCCTTATCGACAACAGGCGATTGAGAATTACAAACAATGTTTTCCAAGACATTTTAAAGATAGTAATTCGGAACAAACTTTATACGAAAACGTTTGTATTGCGCTTACCGAGGCATTTAGTTGGAATGATACACCGCAAGGAGATATATACTGGATAGATTTTCACAACAAGTTATTTGTAAACGAAATAACCCTAACCGCTTCCTTAGAAGAAGTGGAAGCCACCACCGATTACGAGGCTATTGTAAAGGAATCTGAACGGTTAAGCCACTACCGAACAAACGCGGAGGAAGACTATGTAACAACACCAATTAGCGTGCTTCGATACATTACTGAGTTGGAATCCGCCCTATCCTTCATCAAATCAAAAACTGAGAGCAAATGATACAAGCAAACGAAGTCCGTATTGGGAACTTGGTAGAGTTTAACGGTGAGGTATTTGAAATAGAATCAATATCTCGTGATCTCCCAAACATTAAATTAGATTCACGAGGGATAGGAGTTGTTCCGTGGGTAAGTCTAAACGGAGTTACCCTAACCGAAGAATGGTTGGTGAAGTTTGGGTTTGAATTTAATGTGGATTACGTGATTTTTAAAAACGGATTCACTATTTGTTTTGAAAAGCAAGGCTCATGGCTTAATTGCTTTTTAGAATCAATCGGAATAGAAATTCTGTACGTCCACCAACTTCAAAACTTGTACTTTGCTTTGACCGCCCAAGAACTAACCCTAACCCCCAACGAAACGCATAACAATTAAACAATAACAACACAATGAAAGCAGCAAAAATTTATCAATCAGACGTAGAAGAATTAGCCTGTAAATTAGTGGGCTTGGACTACGATGAAATAGACGCAGACGAAAGCATTATTGAAGATGCTTTATTTCAAAAGTACGATATAGGAATCGACACCTTGACAAGCATTCTCAACGACCTTACACCGTTAATTGAAGTAGGTAAAAGTGCTTTGACCGAAACGGTTTACAAAGGTTATGCAGACAAAGAAAAAGAAATGTGGTTATTAAAAATTGAAGCGTAATGAACAACGAAAAAGCAGTATTCACCTTTGAAAAGGTAAACGACACTATTATTACAGCGGTAGAGCTGGTGAAGGAATAAAAAGAAAGGGGTCTATAATTAGACCCTTTTTATTTACCACTAACGATGTTCAAATGATCCTTGCCAGTATATCGGCAGTCGATGTGTGTCCACGTTGGAGTGTCTTGTAGTTCCTCTATCGTTGTTATGCATTGACGCTCGATGAAGTACTGAGCATTAGCCTTAATGAACTCGTGAACTTCTGCAGGTGTTTTACCAGCGACTTTGATATCTGCCGCACGCCCGTATTTATGTTGGCTGAATTTCGCGCCTGTGGTTGTGTTAAATGGGCGCAATCCCGAAAGTCGATATTGTCCACCACTTGCCCAATTATTCACCGTTACCGCGCCTAAATGATCGCGTATGTACTGACAAGCGAATACGATGCGCATATCGATTAACTCAATAGCCCTTGAGCCCCGTGCAGCATACGTTGACGGATCGATAAATTCATCGAGGTAAAAGTTCTCGCTGATCTGCACACGTTTCATCGCACCACGTTTTTGATGATATCGTCCTTTTGTCTGCTGCTGCGAGTTGTGCCGAGGTAGTAACTAAACACCATACCTGCAAATGTGAATACTTGGCCTACGCCCATATTGAACAGGTCTTTTTTCTCCTGTGGAACAGTCGGGCCGTATGCAAGGAACGCGAAGCCGCCAACGTACATTACAAGCGCAACGATCACCGCTGAACCCATTAGCCAATCGCGTTTGCCGCCGCTTGACTTCATATATTCAACCTCGCGTGAACGTGCGCTTTGCGTGTCGGCTAATTGGATTCTGAGCTCCTCAATCTCCAGCTTTCTAAATTCAAGTTCCCATTGTGCGCGTTTTTCCTCTAACTCGATTTGCAACGCTCGGAACTGCGCATCCTCGTCGGCTTTCTTATTGATGAACTCACCCACCTTGTCGATGGCTTCGATGCCAGTAACATCGCCTACGAATTCGAGAACATCACCCGCTACGGGTTTAACCTTTTCGTGAATAAACCTACCGACGGCGGTGTCCTTAAATTTCTTTTTATCGCTCATTATTTTTGTGGTTTTTTGGTAAAGAAGTAGATCAGCGTATCGCCGATGTGTTTGTAGTTCTTATGGACGTATAGCGCGATGTATTGGCCGAACATCGTTGACAGTGATGGTATCAAGTATTTAAGAACACCAAAGTCGTGGTATTCGCATACAAGGCTACCCATAGCACCAAAGAAAATTGATACCATAAGCACGCCCAGGCGTTGCTTCCAGCTATATCGCTTATTCACCATAAGATCAAAGCCTATTGTTCCCATTAGCCCCATAAATATAGACAGGAGATATGCGCTGCTTTTGGAAAAAAAAGCGGCGATTTCACCTATCAAGTCGATTTGAGAGTTTGGCATACCGATACGTTATTAGCATTACTATCAAAATGAACACATATTCGTTGACTTGGAGAGAACACGGATCAAAAAAAACTTCATCGAACAGGTTTGATAGAGAGGCGAACGTCAACACGAGTAATACGGATTTGAGTAATAATAGTGATTTGTCAACGAATCGGTAGAATGCAAACAGTAGGAGAGTTTTCGCGGCGGCATCTGCTATAAAATACACATCGTCATAACCGAGTGGCGCGAGGGTGTACCCAAGCAACCACAAGGCCATAGCGATAAGTACCGATGCAAGTACCGTTAAGGCTTTCATCGACGGCGAGCTTTTTTAGGACGGCCACCGATCAGCTTCCAGCCGAAGTTTCCGAGATCGTCGAGGATATATTCAGTGCTTGAATAGTCGATTTGCTCCTCCTCCTCCTGGATGTAGTCCTCAATATCGGGATCAACGCTTGATCCTGTTTCGTCATTCCACTTAGTGCCGTATGTAGCACCTTCAATGAAGTACTCATCGCTTCCAATTTGTGCGATGCTGAATAGGTCATTTTCTCTGAGTGTTGTTGTTGCCATTTTGCTTTTGTTTTTCGAGTTGTTGTCTTTCGTATTTACGTAGTTCAAGGAGTTCCTTAAACTTTTGCTGCTTTTGTTCCTTTCCCATTAGTGCAAAGGTAATTGAGAAAGTCTAATTGTGCCATCATTTTGTGTCTTACTCATCGCGGTATTTCCATCGCTGAATAAAACACTGCTCCGTCCACGAGGTTGAAGCACTGGAGATATTTTTTCCTCAGTGTTGCTGCTGAACTCTGGGAACAGTGAACTCTTGGCGCATAGATAGTCGCTCAGACGTTGGGTGTAGTGCCTTGCCTTGTTGATCGCTTGGTCTTTCAAGTCCTTCATCCGGGCATCGTCGATGGGCGATGTGTCCTCTGATGTACGTTGAACGAGGTTCCCGTTGTCCATTTTATACGCGAGGTGCGGCAATAGGTCAACCATTACCCACCAAGCAAGGGCAGGACGAATATACTTATCGCGTAACGTTTCATAGTTGCCACTAATTGAACTATCGGCGGTATCTTCTTTGATCTTTACGATAAGATCGGTTCCTATAACGGATTCGATATACATATCCTGTGCTGCGTAGATAGACGGGTGAATAAGGTTCTGATCCACGGCATCGTTGAGATGCGTGTACTTCTTCACATATTCAGCCGTAACGAGTAATACTTGTGCTTCTATTGCCATTTGTTATGCGTATTTAAGTGATCCACGTGTTGCCGTATCTATTGGCGCAACACTTTCTTTTCCTTTTTTCGGTACGTATGGAACGTTGCCCACACGCTTATCGTTGTTCAATCCATCGTTTGGAAGGAAACGCCCTTTTTCTTTCTTGCGGAAGTAGATTAAGCGCACCCACTTATGATGGCAAAACGCCCCGCCCTTCCATTCAAAGATATCGTATGTGCTTTGACCTTCGGGAGCGAACTGATCGTTTACGCCATCATATCCCATCTGCTCAATATCTTCATATCTGAATACTTTACCCGCAAGTGATAAGCTCACCATCTCTCGGCAAAATTCGCGGGTGTCGTCGCTGATGTTTTGGGAGTATGCAAAGCGGAGTTTATACAGTCCAGCATCACCCCACTTCGATTTTTCCTCACCGTTGGCGTATTGCTCCACCGATAGTTGAATATTGGCGTACTTTTGCAGTTGCGCCATTTCTTCTTCTCTCGTGCCCGCTTCTTCGATGCTGATTAGTTCCCATTCATCCTCATCTACTTCCTCGGCTTTATCGGCCAAGTATGCAAGCCACGCCTTGCCGTCCTGCTCGCTTATGTTGTGCTCACACTTTTTTTTTTCAGCAGCCATCGTAACATTGGGCTGCGGTTGTGGCTCATCAAGTGAGATCGGAGTATTGGGCACAATGCTGATCTTTCCTTTTGCATCGAAAATATCTTCAATACCCTTTATCAAAATGCGCTGATAAGGCTCAATGACGTGGTTTAAGAAGATGCGTAAGCCTTCGGTCATCTCGTCCTTATTACTTCCAAATCCACCGCCCGTATCGCGTACACCAAAGAGCAAGGGAGTAGTTACACGGTGTCCAATCATTACTTTGGAGAGTGCCTCCTGTGATAGGAATTGGTACTGCTTATCGGCATCGCTGATCGGGAACGGTATAATTTCAACGCCTTTACGATCTGCTTCGTTGAACGACATTAGGAATTTACCCGCGTTTTTCGCGCCTGTTAAGTTACGCTCCCAGCTTTTCTTTATTTCGCGTTGTTGTTCGGGATCAATCTCACCGTTGTAAAGGTTGACAATGAATGACGGCATCAACGAGTTCATAATGTTGTTGACGTGGTAGATACCGATTTCGCGCTCTAGTTCTACATAGTTGATGCACGAGGTATAGTCGGGCGATGGGTAGTATTCATCGTCCTGTTTAGGAACGTGCAGAAACACAACGCCCTTGCCCTGCTCCATACCAACACCATCATAGGCGTATATCAACTTTGGCTGATTCTTCTTTGTGTCCTTCCAATCGCGGCAGTACCACACGCCAATAATATCGCCCTCATCATTTGAAGCAAGACGGCACGAGGCATAACCTAGATTATTTACTTTGGCTACACCTGTACGATCTA